TTAGGACAATGGGTCTGCCTATGTCAGGACATTTGTTTGTGTGGTTCAGTTCACACGTTTCTGGGTTGACTCACGAAGAACTCTGGTGCATTATTAATACATGAACGGGGCGGGGTTAGCCCGCCGGAATGGAAGGAACCGAAATGAACAACACACAGAACACGAACCCTTGCAACAGCATGAAACTTAGGGCTGTGATTGGCGGATGGACAGACTATTATGTCAACCATGAGGCCGATTGGGTTGCGTTTAACATACATGGCACGCGTGTAGTAGCACTAGACAACAATCCCGATGACGATTCTATTGTATTCCAATGGGACTTCAATCTACTTAGAACCACCATGGGCGGAGTGATTAAGGCAATGACTTTGATTGATAAGTGGCTGGATGTGTGATTATGACTACTCATAAAGTTATCAAGAAGACCATCACGCATTGGATTGAATATTTCATACGAGGTGGTGGAAATCATGCAACATTTAGAGTCAAGGAAGCATCGTTATACGTGAGCATTTATGGCGAGCAAGTAGTGTTTGACTATAAGATGAAACATTACGGTGTTTTTATCTCAGAATTCAGCACAGCAGACCTGAATAAAATTATTTCATTCGTTCTATCACAGGGCGAACTACCCTCAAGGGACAACAATGTGGGAAAACGTTAACGGCGAACTTATCTGGATTGACAAGGAAATGGGATGGCAGGAAAATGAGCGATACAATTCTGTTGGCGATGATCAAGCTTGTTCTTGTGGTGACGTGCGCAGTCATGGCGACCGCCTTAGTGCGGGCAGGATTGCTGTCGGTGTCGCTGGGGGTATGATTGCTGCGAAGGCTGCGCCTAGGGTTGGGAGTTGGTTGTTGTGGGTGGCTGGGCTGATTACACTGATCATGATTTTTATGTGAGAGCATACTCTGATAGACTTGAATCTAAGCGGTTTCTAGTTAAAAGATACTTCACATCATTTGACCATATTCGACGCTTCAAGATTCTTGGAACTAAATATGAAGTGACAATTAGACGGGGAACAACCACCACATCACATACACTATCAGTGGACACACATAATTTAGAGTTTGACAAACAAACGTCAACTGAAGATATTGTATGTACAGCATTGACAGATGAGGGGTTTATTTTATTCCCTGAAGACATTGACACCTCACCTCTATTTTAGATTCCCGGCTGGACGGGTAATACCAGAACTCTGAAATGAAATCAAGCCATACACGAAAGGAAACGATCATGGCTGTTGTTTACTCTTCTCTCTCTGATGACTTCGCTGGCAAGAAGGCCTTTTTCACGGCCCAGAACTCGGCGGTTTCTTTTAAGGAACTGCGCGGTAAGACGATTGAAATCAAGGATATTGTTATCACGGAGGATGATGTTGTTGACACGGACACTGGTGAAGTTGAGACGCGTCGGGCTATCACTGTGATTGACAAGGACGGTAATGCGTTCGGCACGTCGTCTCAGACGGTTGTTGCCCAGATTCAGCGGCTTGTGGATATTCTGGGTGATGTTAAGTCGTGGCCGGAGCCGGTGGCTGTTGAGATTGGTTCGGCGAAGTCTGGTCGTGGTCGTGAGTACACGACGGTGACGCTGGCCTGAGTGGTCCTGTAGGATACTAGTTGCCCCCTGCCCCTTAGGGGGCAGGGGGTGATTGGTTTGGTTAGGTCTCATTGGGGTAGGCATTATAGGGCGTTTAAGCGTGGTGCGAAGAATGTTCGGAATACTGCGAATGATATTAGGTCGTTTGTTGGTTCTCTTTCTTTTAATCCTTTGCCGGATACGCTTTCTGAGGAACAGGGTGGTTCTCGGATCAAGTCGGCTAAGGCGAGTCAACGTGAACAGCATAGGTCTGAGTTGGATAAGGCGCGTGAGATGCTTCAGGTTGAGCGCGATAGGGCTATCAGAAAAATGTATCGGATGGCCACCAGTGATGACGGGGCGGATATTCGTGGGACTAAGTTTGATCCGTTGGGTAAGTCTGCGGTAGGAAAGGTTACGTTAAAGAATGCTTCGAGAGAACTTGAGCGTCTTAGTGAGTTTAATAATTCTAGTAGTGTTTGGTATTATAGTGACCGTCATGGTAATCCCATCTCTGCTAAGGACGTTCGTCGTTATCGTGATGCTGTGCGACGCTATAATGCAGACATAGATGCTTACGAGAAATCTGTTTCGGGAACACACCTCCCCCAATTAGGTGACGCTAGCGTGGGTGATTGGATTAGAGATTTTCGTCCAAAGAAAACCTATCTCGATGGTGGTTCACATTACGCCCTTGAGCGAATGAATCCTGATAAGCGATCTGTTAATTTTGAGTCGGCTGAGGCAATGCGCGAGAAAACCAATCAGGTTTTGCGTGACATAACTGCTAAGGGTAAGAAACAGAAATTGACTAACGCTAAGAAACAAATCGCGGCAATGCTTGATGTTATTGGTGACCCTGACCTGTATGACATTCTTACAGATATTCCCGATGACGTGCTATGGCTAATGTGGACAGTTAATGCCGATTTTGCCAACCAACTATCTTTGCAGTATGAGGCAGCAAAAGAAGGGTATTTCGAGAAACGTAGAGCGGGAGAAGATTTATATTACGAAGACGTCGAAGATTCAAACAGCGGCATTAAGAATCTCTTGAAGGAGATTCATTCAATCCAGATTAAACCGGAGGACGATTTCAGTGGTTCGCCAATCAACAAGCGCAAGGCCCGTAAGGGCCGGCGTTAGGCGTAGCCACAAGAAGGTCCCTTCGTTTTGTGCAGACTTTGAGACGACTACGGTTGAGGAAGATTGTCGTGTATGGTCTTGGGGCATTATTCAGGTAGGCAAACTACAGAACTATGTTGACGGGACTAGCCTTGATGGGTTTATGTCTCACATCTCTGAACGCGCGGCCCACATTTATTTCCACAACCTCGCTTTTGATGGCACATTCATTCTGGATTGGTTGCTTAAGCATGGATATAGGTGGACTAAGGACTCACCTGGGGTGAAGGAATTTACTTCCTTGATTTCTCGCATGGGGAAGTATTATTCAATTACTGTGGTTTTTGAGACAGGGTATAGGGTTGAGTTTCGAGATTCGTTTAAGAAATTGCCTATGTCTGTTTCAGCAATCGCTAAGGCATTCAACCTACATGACCAGAAACTAGAGATCGACTATGAAAAGCATCGCCCAATAGGATATATTCCTACAGAGCAAGAGAAACACTATCAACGGAATGACGTTGCGATTGTTGCTCAAGCACTCGAGGTTCAGTTTGCAGAGAAGATGACGAAGTTGACGGCGGGTAGTGATTCGCTGGCTACTTACAAGAAGATGACGGGGAAACTTTTCATTCGTCGATTCCCAATCCTCTCACCCGGGATCGATACAGAAATCAGAAAAGCATATCGTGGCGGATTCACTTATGCGGACCCTAGATTCTCAAAGAAACTGAATGGCGTCGGAAGCGTGTATGACGTCAACTCTCTATATCCCTCTGTTATGCGAACGGCTCTACTCCCCTACGGAGACCCGATCTACTCGGAGGGCGCCCCTAGAACAGATCGTCCACTATATATTGCTTCAATCACGTTTACAGCAAAACTTAAACCCAACCACATTCCCTGCATTCAGATTAAAAAGAATCTATCCTTTAATCCAACACAGTACCTTGAAGATGTTCCTGAACCAACAACTGTTGTAGCAACAAACATCGATATTGAATTGTGGAAAAAACATTATGACTTTAAGATTTATTCATGGAATGGAACGTTTGAGTTTCGCGGCTCACACGGATTTTTCGACAATTATGTTGATCATTTTATGGAGATTAAGAAAAACAGTACAGGTGGATTGCGGCAAATCGCAAAACTACATCTAAACAGTTTGTATGGAAAGTTCGCAACTAACCCCGACATTACTGGAAAACACCCTGAACTAAAAGATAACAGAGTCTCACTAGTAATGAATGAACCGGAGACGCGTGACCCTGTTTACACTCCGATGGGTGTTTTCATTACTGCATACGCTCGGAAGAAAACTATCAGCGCAGCACAAGATAACTATGAAACCTTCGCGTACGCCGATACAGACTCTTTGCACCTGATTGGTCCTACCACTCCCCCGGACTCACTGTGGGTTGACCCTGTAGAACTGGGCGCTTGGAAGCATGAGAGTTCTTTCACAAAATCGGTCTACATTCGCGCGAAGCAATACGCAGAGGAAATTGATGGTAAACTAGATGTACACATTGCGGGGATGCCCCGGAACGTGGCAGCAACACTTACGCTAGATGACATGTTGCGCGGCGGTTCTTGGAATGGTAAACTGATTCCCGTAAGGGTTCCTGGGGGAACAGTCCTCAAGGATACAACATTCACACTCAAGATTGATTAAGGTTGGTAATCATCATGGCACGTCCTGTTTCTACTCACACCACTGTTAAGTTCCGTCTCTCCAAGTCTGTTGTTGCTGATCTCGAAGAGATGCACTGGGTTCTTCGCAAGGATTCTTCGGAGATTGTTGAGGCGGCGGTTATTGAGTATCTCGCCAAGAATGCTCCCAAGTCTGCTAAGTGAGTTCTGACCGATTGCGAGGAAGCAACCTAATGAACTGGGCCTTGCTCGGTTGGGTAGCACCCCTCAGGATCACTTTCAGATAGTTGGGTATTGTGGTAGGCTAGGAACGTAAGTTCCTAGCCTACCTTTTTAGGAGGAATTGTGGCAAAGAAAGAAAACGACTACGCACAGAGAGTGCGCCTGCAGAATGAAGTTAATAAAGCCCAGGATGATCGCAATAGGCGAATTCTTGGTGAGAAACTGTATCAACAGAAAAAGAATGAAGCCAAGGCCAAGGAGGCCGCTAAACCCTCAGTAAAGGAGATTGTTAAGGACCCTGGTAAGTTCGCGGGTGACGTTAATTCACGCGTCCAGGAAGGACTTGGCAAGGAACGGGAGAAGGAGGACAAGGAGGCCGCCAAGGAAGCGGCGGGGATGGAGAAGGCCAAGGCCGAACAGAAGGCGCGGCACGAAGCCAATAAGGGCGTAACACCTAAGAATCCCGATGACCTCGCTAATCCTAAGAAGGCCGCCGAAGCAGCTCAGAATCAGAATGGTGGTCAGCGCACTGACGAAGAGTGGCGCGCAATGGGCGAAGACCCCAAGGACCACCAGGGCGCGCAGGCTCATGATCCTGGGGACACTGATGGTGATGGCATTGAGGTTTCTTCGGAAAAAGGAAACAATAAGCCGGGCGATCCCATTGTTCCTGAGGAAGAGAAGAAAGACCCGTTTGCTGACACTAAAGAAGCGTGGCAGAAACTCACTGAAGTTTTCGGTGAGAAGGTATCTAAACTCCAGTCAGAACTTGAGGCCAATCTAGGTCAAGCCCTTGAGCCAACCGACAGGGAACTCAATAACCCTTATGCGGGGGATGATGTTCCTGAGTCCAAGGAGATGCGACTGGACGACGTTAAGGCAACCTTGAACAACACTAAGGACACGGCCGAGAGGGTAGGCAGGGACCTGGGTACCGTGGGTAAGGCGGCGGCTGGAACGGCGGGTACTGCTGCGAAGGACGCTGGAAATGCTATAGTTGATGCACTAGACATTGATACGGAGGCCGCAAAGAGCACTGGAAAGACGTTGGCAGGATTGTCTGGCCTGTTTTCCAGGTCAGACAATGAGAATAGCAAGGTTCCCGATTCCGGTTGGAACCCCAAGTCAATTACCGATCTGTTTAAGGATAACTGATTATGCCCCAGTTGCGTGACGACACTACTAACATTGATATTCTTAACGCCATCCGAAGCGATGCGCGCTATGACTACCAGAACATGGTTCCTGAGGCCACTAAGGCCAATATCCAGGAGACTATCGCCGGAATCATGTCTGACAACATTACTCGAAATGAGTTTATGTCAGCCATGATTAACCGCATTGGTTCTACCATCGTCCGAGACATTTCGTGGAAGAACCCGCTAGCTGTTTTTAAGCAGGGAATGATGAACTTCGGTGACACAATTGAAGAGGTTCACCTTGACTTCATTAAGCCCACCATTTACGAAGAGCAGCGCGACTATCTCGAGCGCGACGTCTTCGGGCAGGCCCCTCCCCCGGCTAAGAGTGCTTTCCACACTCTTAACCGCAAGGAGAAGTTTAAGATTACGTTTAACCGCGACGTTCTCCGTAGGGCTTTTCTTTCGGATAACGGTCTTTCTGAGATGATTTCTCAGATTATGTCTGTGGCCGCGTCTTCTGATGAGTGGTCGGAGTTCTTGTACATGACGCGCCTGTTCAAGACCTACGATGATTCGTTTGGTTTCTTCAGGATGCAGATCGCTGACCTCAACCAGTTTGAGGTGAATAAGGATAAGGTTGACACGGCGCTCAAGGCCCTTCGAGTTGCGGCGAATAAAATGATGTATCCAACGCCAGCATTCAACTCGGCCGGTGTTCACTCTTTTGCCCGCCCTGAGGACCTGGTGCTTATTGCAACTCCCGAGTTTAAGGCGAACGTTGACGTGACCTCGCTGGCCGCGGCTTTCAACCGTAGTGATGCTGAGGCGCCGTCTCATATCATCACTGTTCCTTCCGAGGTTATGGGAATGGATGACACTTCCGCCATCCTCACCAGTAAACAGTTCTTCGTCATCAAGGACCTGCTCCTTGAGAACCGGAGTATCTCTAACCCCGAGGGACTGTATGACAACTATTGGTTGCACCATTGGTCCGTTTTGAGCGCTTCACCGTTTACTCCGGCGATCGCGTTCGGAACTAAGCCGAACACGATTGTGGTGACGCCTAAGGCTGAGACTAACGCCGAGATCGCGAACCTCACGGTGAGTCGTCCTGACGGAACTCAGTCCACGATTATGCCTCCGGGCGCTGTTCGTCAGGCGGCTATTCAGTGGAAGACTGCGCCCGCGAATAAGGGCTATGCGACGGATTGGTACCTTAAGAACGCCAAGTCTAAGGGAACTAAGGTTAGCAATGATGGTGTTATTACTATCGGACCGGATGAGCCTGAGGCTTTCCTTACTCTTGGTGTGAATGTTGACACCAAGGGGCTTAACGGTAATAAGCCTGCGAACAAGGAGATTAGTATTCAGGTCAAGAAGTGACCGTGCTACAATAGAGCAAGGCCCCAGCCGATAGGGTTGGGGCCTTGCTTGTTAGGAGGATGTATGCCGAATCAGATTTACGATATGCCCCCTGAGACTAACGCAGGTCTTTCGTTTGATTATTCTGTATGGTCTGCAGGGACTTTGCTTTCCATGGTTAATGTCCCTTTTGATAACACGTACCGCGACATTATTGATTGGAGCACGTACGGTAGGACTCCGAGGGATTATGTGCGGTCTTTGCCTAAGCGGAATAAGGTTGAGTTGTCTAAGATGACTTACCTTGCGCAGGGGCGTCCTATCCGTATTCCTACACCGTTCAGTGTTGCGAACCAGTTTAACTATGTGATGGTTGAAAATCCCGGTAAGCCTGCGGACATGCCCGGTTTTGAGGGGTACACTCCTACCACGTTTTTCTACTTCATCACGTCGATTGACTATGTTGCGCCCAACACCACCCAGTTGACTCTCCAACTTGATGTGTGGTCTACTTACTACTCTCGCATTAGTTTCGGGTACGCCTATCTTGAGCGGGGACATATGGGTGTTGCCGCTGTTGACTCAAATGAGAGTTATGGTCGGAAGTGGTTGACTCAACCTGAGGGACTAGATCTCGGCGGTGAGCACCGCATTATTCGGACGTACCGGAAAACTCTCTCTAGGGTACACGAGCAGGATTATTCTGTTGTCGTTACTTCCACAATTAACCTTGACAAGAATCAGGGTTATGGAAGTGAAAGCAACCCTAAGGTGAATGTTGCCTTTCCTAGTAATGCCGAGGGATTGCCTAATGGGGTTAATATTTATGCTTGCAGTTATGACCAGTTTAAGCAAGGAATGTTGGGTTTAAGCAAGTTTCCTTGGGTTGCCCAAGGAATTGGTTCCATCACACTAATTCCCAAGGAAGTCGTTGACCTGAATGCCGGAAGCCCTGTTCCCGTGGGAGACGGGGGGAACGTTGGTACTTGGTCTATCATGAACAAGTCTTCCATTTATATCACCAAGGACTATTCTCTTAACGACGCCAATTTCCGAGACGAACTACTACAATACGTCCCGGAGGAATATCGCCAGTTTAAAAAATTCGCTACAGCCCCATACTGCATTCTCGAGTTGACTACCTACTCGGGCAATCCCGTTGAATTCCGCCCCGAGTCCGTTAAAACTCCTGGCCTTAAGATTCGACAGTATTCACATATCGCACCTCCTAATCCCGCGGTGTTTTTCACACTCAGGGACTACAACAGCGTGGTCGGCGGGAATGTTTTGGATATTCGAGACGGAAAGGTCAGTGAGGAAATTGGTGAAACATGGGATATGTGTACCGGGTACACATCACTGCCCACATTCTCGGCGGTTAACAACTCAGCACTAAACGCCCTAGCGTCCAGCGCCCACACAGCAGCAGCACAAATCAATAATGCCAAGTGGCAGCAACAGCGCGCCCAGCGCGCGGCTACTGCTAGTCGGGATATTGCTAACGCGGGTATTGCTGCAACGGCGGCCGGTGCGGAGAACTCTATGTGGGGTAATTCTGCTATGGCGGATTCTCAATCGCGTTATAATAACATGAGAGCAACTGTGCAAGCGGCGCAGGGTGGAATTATGGCGCTCGGGGGCGCTCTTAGCCTTAATGGACAGGCTGTTGGGGCGGGTATTGCTCAGTCGGCTACTGCCGGGGTTAATGCTATGATTTCTAACTCTCAGGCGCAGTCCACTGCGAATATTCAGAATCAGTTGGCTAGTGGTGCGTCTCAGATTAGTCAGACTCAGCAGCGGGCCGTGCGCGACACTAACTATGAACTCGCACAGTTCACTGCTAATGGCGACTATGAGACAGCCATTTCTTCAATCAACGCCCAGCGTCAAGATATGCAGGTTATCCCTCCTGCTGTTGTAGGACAGACTTCGGGATACGTCTCTCCGATGGTGGCTCATGGTTTTGTTATTGACTGTAGAATGCGATTCATTTCGGAGAACGCTATGCATGCGATCGGTCAGTTCTGGTTGCGATATGGGTACACAATGAATACCTGGGTTAAGATTCCCGACACTCTTTCTCTTATGACTGAGTTTACTTACTGGAAACTGGTTGAGTGCTATCTTGAAAGGGGTGACATTCCTGAGAGTTTCAAGGGGACTATCCGGGGTATCTTCGAGAAAGGTGTGACTGTGTGGCGATCGCCTGATAGGATTGGTAGGACGAACATTAAGCGTAACTTTATTGATACGCGGGTTAAGGTGAGACTAAATGGCTAAAACCGATTACGTTAAGAACGGAATCTATAATAAGATTATGCTTAAGCCTCCGTCTTCGAGTGAGGTTAGGCAGATTCAGTTGGAGCATATGTACCGGCGTCAACTAATGGGTAAATGTCTCTCGCGGTTTACTTGGGAGGGACTGCCTAATGGGATTGATCCGCGATTCATTGAAGCAACTATCTTCAATAATGCATACTCTGTTTTCTATTTCGACACGATGTTTGAAATGTTTATGGCAATGCCCGCAACCATTTCAGGCCCATTGGATATCCAGGATAACCCCACGGGCTATCGTGTGTCCCGAAATGGCATCTACTCCCGCGAGGTTAAAGCCTCAGAGAGTGTATGTATCTGGGGCAACCAAGTTCGTGAACCAGAAATCGACGTTGTTCTATCATATGCTGCACGACTTGCACAGATTGACAGAACAATCGAAATTGATCTGCTCAACGAACGTAACCCCATGATCGTTGCCTGTTCCCAGGACCAGCGTCTCACTGTTCAGAATCTTATTTCTAGGATTTATGACGGTGAGCCCGTTGTGTGGGGTACTGAGAACATGTCTATGGATAACCTGGCAAACATGATCGGTGTGTTTCCGCTCAACCAGAATGCTGGTGCTGGTGCTGTTTCTTCCATTAAGCATATGGAGTCTAAGTCCAAGATATGGGGTGAAGCGCTCACAATGCTTGGAATTATGAACGTCAATTCCGAGAAGCGCGAGCGAATGGTGGTTGAGGAAGCGGCCGCGAACTCTGGTCAGGTTCTTGCGTCGCGTGAGTCGTTTATGAAACCAAGGCTACTTGCTTGCGAACAGATCAATGAGATGTTTGGTCTTAATATCTCGTGTTCCTGGGCTGTTGATGACAATGCTGCTCCGAACATGTCTGACTATCTTGCTGAGATGAACACAACAACCTATGGGGGTGAAGATGTCGGTAACAACAATGATGCTTCGTGATGTTGTCAGAATAACCGATGACCATATTGGTCTTGACAGTTATCCGATTTTTGATGAGGCATACAGGGCAACACTTAATGATCGGATTAAACGTGAGTACTGGCTGCAGGAAATCGGGCACGAAACTGTTGACATTTTCGTGTGGCGAATGAGGTTGCGGATGGACTTGATTATGCCTCGGTATAATCGAATGTATCTTGCTGAACTTCAGAACACCGACCCGCTTGAGGGCAATCGGCATTACTCACGCACCGGCCAGGACGGGAAGTCTCAAAACTCTGGAGTCAACCATCAGACTGGCAGCGGTAGTGGGACCAATGAGTCCAAGGGGCGTACGGTTGGTTCTGACACGCCTCAGACACGCCTTGCGGGCGATGGCGACTATGCCACGTCAATTAGCGACGCCAGCACTAGCGGGGGTTCTACGTCCCGGAATGAGTCGGACAGTACGTCATCATCGACGTCGAACTACACGAATAACCAGAACTCTGAATCGTGGGGTTATTCGGGAAGTAAGGCGCGGGCTATTGCTGATTACCGAAGCACTCTAATTAATGTTGACGATCTAGTTATCGCAGATATTAGTGACCTATTCATGGGTATCTGGGATGGCGACAACCCTAAAACTCCCGGGGGACTTATTGGGAGTGGAATCTACGGATATGGTATTGGAGGATACTATGGCTACTGGTGATGAGATTCTCGGCAACATTGACCGTGCTCTTTGGCGAGTTAATTCGCGATCACTAAACAACGTCACCCCTTTCACGTACTCTGACGGCCTCACGTATGTTGACGTGCTTGAACGAATTCGTCGAAGCGTGATTGACGTTATCGAATTCACTAACAGTTTCGGCGAAGAGCAGGACAAGGTTGTTAAGCGAATCAATGAGGTTGTTACAAACTTCATCACTGAGATGGAGAAACTGCATAACAACTGGGACTCTTCCGTCAACGCTAAACGCGCAGAACTGGAAACGCGGCTAAAGTCTTTCGAGAACAGAGTTGTCACCGCATTGTTTACTGGCGACGACGGGGGAGACACTGTTGCGGCCCCCACGATTGCTGGTGGGAAGTTGAAGGTTCCGTCGAAGAAGTGGCAGGACAAGATTGATTCCCAGATATCTGAGATCAAGTCTTCCGCTATAGCGCTTAGTGGTGACGTGACTAGTCGCCTTGCGACTCTCAAGCAGACTGTTGACAATAATTTCTACAACAAGACTGATAGTGATAAGCGGTATAATCCTCTTCATAGGGTGATGTACCCACACTCGATTATCATTGGTTCATCTAACGCTGAGAGTCGTGGTTGGCCCAACGGAACCTGGGAGCGCTGGGTTACTGCTAAGGGCGAGATTCCACACAACTATGGGTATTCTGGTGGTGGATTTACCAGTACTCCCGACAATAACTTCAACACTCAGATTGATCGCGCTATCTCCGACTCTGTTGGTGACCGTGCACGTCTTACGGGACAGATCTATATTATTGACATGCTTAACGATATTCGTGGGCAGAAAGACATTCGTGAGTCTGCCACTACGTTTATCAAGAAGGCTGTAAGGGCTTTTCCTAACGCAAAGATCTATGTTATTCCGGTTCTGTATAATGAGCATTCGCTCAACAATGACTGGAATATGGCGATGAACTGTGCCAACGCAACTAACGTGCTCAAGGAGGTTCTTGAGCCCTACGGTGCGCTAGTTTGCGAAGGGTCAAGGTCGTGGTTCCACAACGGTAAGAACTCGCGCTACTTCCCGGATGATGCTGGTGTTCACTTCGGTGTTGCTGGCTATGAGTTTGCGCAGCGACAGTTTGACAACTGGCTTGAAGGTGGAAGTGGTTGGGTTGATTTCGGTTGGCACAATCTCAAGAATGGTGCAAGTTTTGATCGGGTCAAGAATGACAACAACCTACAGATGTTCATTGCTCGAAAGCGTGATACTGTAAGCATTCACGGAATCTTTTCGGTCGTTCAACTTGAAGCGTTCTTGACAATGTTTAATGTTCCTGCGTGGGCTAGACCGTATCGAAACATGTACATTACGGCGTGGGATAATGCTACAGCATTTCCGCTAATCGTCGATAACACTGGTGCTCTAGTTCCGGCCGCAAGGCTAGGCAGCGAAAAGACATTCGCTGTCAACGCAACATACCCCATATTCTGAGGACGCGGTGCTCCCCTGGTACAATCAGGGGAGCACCGTAGTTTAGGAGGAAATTGTGGCTTGGGACGCTACCGCAAAGAAAGTTGCTGTCAAGGCAATTGGTCAGGTTGAGTCGTCTATGAACTATGCGGCAATCAACTATAACGACCCCATTACCGTTGGCTTGGCACAGTGGTATGGGACTCGAGCGGCCGCTATCCTTAACCGTATGCGTGCAGCCCATACGGCAGAGTACGCGCGCGTAGACGCTGACCTGCGTAGTCGCCTGGAAACTGTCTCCGAGTCCTCCAGTTCGTGGAACACCTACTACCTGAGCAGGGCGGCTGGGGATAGTCTTCGTGACCTGTTACTTGCTAGCAAAGATATTCAGGGTGACCAGATTGCCAAGGACCTTGAGTCGTATTTTAATGTTGCCAAGCAATATGACATTAATCCTGAGACAGACACTGATGCGTTTATTCTCTGGTGCGTGGCCTATCACCAGGGTCCCCGCTATGCCCTGCAAGCAGCGAATAACTATTCTGGTGGCGGCCTTAATCAGATGTACAACGCCATTATGGCTAATGGTGTTCTGGGGAGGTACTATAATCGCTACAATGGCGCCAAGAACATTATCGCAAACAAAGACACCAGCGGCGTTGATGTTGGCGTAGGCGGTGTTAGCACACCTGGAAATGGTGGAAGTGTTGGTCAAAACGGTCAGCAAGTAACCGTTGACGGTGGCAAGGTCATCATTACCGCAGATGACTCAAACATCCTCACAATGCGATCAAAATTCGGAATTCACCGTCTATACTCCAAAGGACACAATCTATGGGAAGTAAATATCGGTGAAATCGTCCAGAACATCACGGGCGGGCAGGCAGGTGCTCCTACCCCAGGAGGTGGGGGAGCGGTCCCGTCCGATGGCTCCAACGGAGCCAAGGCGCTCGCATGGGTCCTAGCCCGCTTAGGCAAGTTCGCCTACTGTCAGTGTCCTGGCCGCCAGGACCCCGACAACTCAGGAATCACTGACTGTAGCGGACTCATGTACGCCGCCTACAAAGCCACTAGCGGAGTCTTCGTAGGCACGTGGACGGGCGACCAGTACTTCCGTGGGCAGGCAGTCATTGAGCGTGGTTCTGGGGCTATGACGGCCGCCCAGAAGGCCCTCCTACGACCTGGGGACATGATCGTCATGGCGTGGCGCTCTACGGGCAGTGTGTACCCTGAAACAGATCACGTAGAAATGGTTGTGGACCAGAACACCACTGTAGGCCATGGTGGTAACCCGTATTATGGTCCCGTTAAGAAGTCTATAGACAATCTAAGCGCCACGCGCTGGTGGACGGTAAGGCGACACTGATGAAGAAAAAGTTTTCCTATTATTCTTTCTCTAACGTGCTCTCGTATGCGGGCGTGTTTAATATGATTATGGGTGCTCGTGGGCTTGGAAAGACCTACGGGGCTAAGAAGATTGTTATCAAGAACGCAATCAATAAGGGACAGCAATTCATTTACCTTCGTAGGTACAAGACTGAACTCAAGGGGCGTAACAGTTTCTTCGCCGACATTCAACACGAGTTTCCTGATGAGGAATTCCGTGTCGAAGGGCAGTTTGCGCAAAGGAAGGTGGGAAAGAAATGGGAGACTATCGGCTATTTCATTCCTCTTTCTACGGCGCAGGCGAATAAGTCTATTGCCTACCCGAATGTGTACACCATTATCTTTGATGAGTTCATCATTGATAAAGGTTCGCTGCGGTATCTTCCTGATGAGGCGAAAGTTTTTATGGACTTTTACTCAACTGTGGACCGTTATCAGGACCGTGTGCGCTGTCTAATGCTCTCCAATGCTGTCAGTATTATGAATCCCTATTTCATTCGATTCCACATTGAGCCCAAAGAAGGAATTAGCCGTCACGCTGAAGGGTTCATCGTCACCGACTTCGTGAATAGTGAGCAATTTCAGTCCGAAGTTGCGCACACTCGCTTCGGTTCATTCATCACCAACTACGCCGAAGACTATGCCGACTATTCCATCTCCAACAAATTCGCAGACAACTACGACGACTTTGTAATGAAAAAGACAGGAAAGGCCAAATACGCATTCTCCCTGCGTTGCCCCGACGGCGAGGTCTCTATCTGGATCGACGGCGGCACATGGTTCGCCCAGCGCCGCCAGCCCCGCGGGGATAGGGTAAGATGGGCCTATAAGGTCTCTGATCTACGTGAAGGGGAGCGGCTACTGATGTATGGTGACAAAGTGCTCAGCATCATGCGCAGCACGTACAGGAAGGGCCGTCTTTTCTCCGACTCACCTGAGACGCGTAACATGTTCGCTGAAATCTTTGTCCGATGATACACATTAGTCCCACCACAATTGACGTTGCCCTAGTTCTCGGCGTCATATCCCTGCTAACAATCGCAGGCAGATTCATCTACCGTGTCACGCGATTCATGGATCATTTAGCGTCCATGCTAAATGCTTGGGACGGGAAAGACGGGACACCTAGCGTCCTGGACCGGCTTGAAGATATTGAAGACAAACTGAAAGACGTGCAATATCATGTCAAGCCAAACCATGGCGGATCAAGCGTAGACGCGCAGAACCGCCAACTCAGAGAAATCATTTCCTATCTCAAGGAGAAAAACAATGGGTGACCATGAGGCCCCTAAGCCGCCCTTCATTCCCGACGCATACCGACTCTGGCTCTACGTCGTTAGCGCCGGAGTCCTCGTCTGCCTCGGTGTCTGGGGCGTGTTTGACGGCGACAAGATTGCCGCGCTCAACTTCCTATTCGCAACATTCTTTGGCGTTGCCAGCCGAAACGTCCCCAACAAGGAGTAAATATGGTAACTCGCGCAGACATTATCTCCGCAGCACGCTCAGAGATCGGATACTCCCGATGGGCAGACGACGAAGCGGGAACTAAGTACGGGCGCTGGTACGCCCAGGTAACCGGCTCCCCCAGTTTCGGTGCAAGCGGCGTCCCCTACTGCGACATGTTCGTCTCCTGGGTACTCAACAAGGTAGGCATTAACTGGGTGAGCGCCTACGTCCCCGGCCGCGAAGCGCAGGCACGAGCACGTGGCGTACTCATCGACAAATGGGACGTGCGCCCCGGCGACCTCATCACCTTCGACTTCGACGGTATTGGAGTAGCCCAGCACATTGGGGTCGTTGAGCAACCTCCGAACTCCGCAGGTGTTTTCTACAGCATTGACGGAAACACCACGTGGGGAATTGGTGGACCACAGGACAATGGTGGTGTTGTTGCCCGTCGTGAGCGCAATATGGACGTTGCTCGCTACGGCATTCGCGTTGTTGACGATAATTCTGCCATTTCCAGTGGTGGAGACATTCGAGACATTCAGCGAATTCTTGGTGCAGTACAGGACAACATTCTTGGAACTGACACTGAGAAGCGAATGTGCGCCGTAATCAAGGCCAGCAACTGGGGAGGACGCGAATTCCCATGGGGCGTCGCCTACACCCAGCAGGTTGTAGGAACCACTCCAGATGGAATCTGGGGTGACGCCAGTGAAGCCGCCCATGACCGCGTCATTGAATCCCTACAGGGAGCCCTAGGCGTCACCATTGACGGCATATGGGGCCCCGAGACCTGGGCCGCATGGGAGCGTCTCGCGCGCACCGCAGAACGCCCATAAACACTTATCCCCGGAAGGAACCAACCACTTCCGGGGATAAGTATGTCCTCAGTTCTCAGCCGCTGTAGTATCAACTCCGATCGCATTAAGCATCTCAAGCCAGGTTTTGCGACACTGTTCACCACCAGTATGACCATAGCGCTTCAGGGTATTTAGACCTGTAGTCTTATCTGAAAACACTACCCGATTATCTGGCCAACCATAAACGTCAAGCCGAAAATCAAGGCCGTCAATCAGAATCCGATCACACCTGACAGCAATGTTGTATCCAGGCAGTTGATCTGTCAGATTAAGTTTCTTAGCAAGTTCCCTGAAGTGATACATTAAATTACTCCCATGCTTTCCATGCCCATTTCCAACAATGCTTCATTTCTTTCATTCATCGAATCATAATGAACAATTGTTCCACTTTCTGTCTCAAAATGATTCCACACTTCCATTGTGTAATCATTAATCAGGCGAAATGCTGTGCAACCACAATAAAGAATGTTGCATCCCGCAGGAGTATAAAACTCCCTCATTCCGTAATGACGTAACTTTCTCTTAGTCATCTGAATTGACATCACACTTCACCGACTTAACCCAAGCCGCCATCCGCTCAGGAGTATCATTAAGGCAAGTGTGCTTAATGTACCAATTGCTGTCGCCCGTGCGCTCAAGAATTGTCTGACTCATTACATTCCTTGTCCGTGTCGCAGATGAAATTTCTCATTGAATAAAACACTGTATCTGTGTCGCCTATTTCTCCAATAATAGAAAATTTCTTTTTCTTGTAAATCAATACCCAAGAAATATGGTGACCTATTGTTCTTGCACTCAACATAATCGTTGGTGTTTTAACGATTATGTCTTGTTGATTGGACGCGTAGTCAATTATGTCGCCAAGTAACCATTTAAGCGAATTATCCATGATTGATGATTCCGTTTTCAATTCCTGTTTTGCTTGAAATTATATTGTCAATCGAAATTATGTGATAATCCTTCGATCCATTCCTCCAATAATGAATCCGAGCAGTATCGCGATAATAACCAATGTGATATCCATTCAATAACACATGTGTAATAAAATTAGAAACCTTCCAATTGGTGAGGGTGACAAAATCGTCACCCTCACCATGGTGAGCCCTATGCCTCACAACCGATCACCAAACCAGGACAACAGTTCCCACTGAGAACCAAACCAAAACGAATCACCATCGGTGTCACGCACCTCCCAGTTTCGAAGACCGTGACGAAAAACGCTAATTTCATCGCCACCATAACTCACAATGCCTCTCAAGCCCCCTGCATACGTCTGAACACTGTACCCCACTTCCTTGTAGAACTTATATGCCGACGCTCCAAGCAATGTCTTAATGTGTTCCATCTCAGTTCCTTCCGTTCTGTGCGGGCTAACCCCGCTCCGTTCATGTATTAATAATGCACCAGAGTTCTTCATGAGTCAACCCAGAAACATGTGAACTGAACCACACAAACAAATGTCCTGACATAGGCAGACCCATTGTCCTAA